TAACCAGCATAAATAAGGTCGTTGAAGCCAGGGTCCTCTGTATAACTATGAATAAACTTGTCTGGGTCAACATATTCAGTTACAATACCGTAATTAGGATCGTTGCTCCTTTTAACAACACCCATACCGTATCTCACCAAGTCAAGAACTGCCCTCCTGTAGACATTATCGTCAAAATCATTCCACTCTAATGTCATGCTGGTAGCAATCTGAGCAGCAATCTCTCCAGATGATTTAATGTTATTGTCGGCAAAAATCTCAGCCTCTTCCAGGGTCTCTGGTATGTTCTTGGTTTTGGAATCTCCCTGGCCTAGCTTCTCTGCGATAGCGGATGTCTTTTCTTTCGCTTTAATCTGCATCTCAATCTTTCTCCTCTGCATATCTTTTTCAGAAGAAGAAAGAGGATCAACAGCCTCTAGGTTTGGGTATGGTTTTTTAGACAGTATCTTGTTTACAACAATCCTAACAAACTTAGGTAAGATCGGAACAGGGGTGAAATCAAGATTCAAAAAGCTACCATCACCATTGTTTGGATCTAAAGAGGTTAGTAGTTGAGTGTAGATCGTTGTGTCTTGTGTTCCATTAGCGTACAACTTATTTCTGTTGAATACGTTGTGCCTTTTCCTGAGCAAAGAGTTCTCTGCATCCATGTCTCCCCATTGGTCCATGATCGCTTTTGCAAACTTCAAACCATACTCCTTTGACTGCTTAACTCCTTTGGGAGCAAGTGGATCTGGGAACCCGAACTTCTTGTTGTTTTGACTGCTATTCATTTCCTCGCAAATATAGTAAATCTATGAGTGGTAAGATTTAGGCTTAAACCTCCTAAAAAACTTTTTATCTGAGAAGTCTGACTTCTTCTCTTCTACTTTAACTTTCTGTGCAGCAAGAAGACAAAGGCCAGAGCTAATAGTAAGGTCAAACTTTGTCCTTTTGTCTATCTTATAGCCGATCCAATCCTCAAGCGTTCTATTGAAATACATGTTCCCTGGATCTCCAGTTTCTGGATTGTCACCTACATGATTATGTATATACGCTTCAATAGCTTGGGCGTGAGACTGTATAACATCAGATGAGCTAGACGGGATACCTTTAGTTCGAACTGAGTTAGATCCAGATGTCTTCAAGTGTTCTGGTCTATCCATCAAGTAGTCATCAAACCCTCTCTGTTCAAAGTACCTTACAATACCATACTTGTTATTCTCTATTAACAGAGGGTAACCATAGTACACTGCAGCCATCAATACATCTTCATAGAATATACTAGCGAGTTCTGGACGAGAAGCGTATTCAAGAACGAACATATTACTAGGTGCATTCATGTTAAACTTATTGTATAAGTGCACCGCACCTTTAGATCCTCTATTGTCAACCGTTTGATCCAAGTCGTAGCTATCGACACCGCCAACGCCTATATGAGGGTTACCTGGTGATGGCTTTCCTCTCTTGTCAACTATCTTATTCCTGTCTTCTGGCTTCGGCATCCATGAAAGCCTAAACCTACCGTTACTATCTGGAGAGAAAACAACCTCTTTGTTCTTTACTTTCCAGATGAAGTTACCTCTTACGACAGGATTAGGGTATAGATTGTTGTTGCAGTCTATCTGTTCGTATATCTTACCTACATTGAAAAGACTAGACTGGATGCTGTCACGGAATGCTTCTTCTATCGTCCATGGGAACTGACGTATAACCTCGTTTAACTCTGAGTGCCTGCCCTTCAGAGATGCTCTCTCGTTCTTTAAATATGTCTTACTTCCGATATTTATTAACTCCCCATCAATCCCCATGATCGGTTCACTTGGATCATCCTCAATGCAATTCCCGTAAACATCAAAGAAGCCTTCAAGAGCTTCGTAGGCAGGGATGAATATGCTGTACAGTCCACTCTTTGTCCTGCCGTTGTCATTCCTGTCTTTAGGGTCAGAATCGTAATAAAGAGTCTTGTACTCTTCCCCACCCTTATCCATTGGATTGACAGTGCTACCAACATAAGCCTTACCTATGATCTTTCTACCTACAATAAGACATGTTTTCTCAATCCTCCAAGCCTCGTTAATATCAGCTGGCTTCTCCCATTTACCAGACTCATCAAGGTACAATCTGTGGGTTTTCTCACCATCGTATGCGTTATTAACCGTGTTCTTCCAATTGATGATCGTGTTCAGCGCATCACCCCTTTGTGAAACTTTGTTGTTCTTAGTGATTCTTTTTGAGGGCTCTCTGAACGCCAACTCCATCCTTGGGTTTGTAGTACCGTCTTGTATTGGCTTAAAGAAGAAAGGGTAAGAGTTGAATACTGGTACTACTTTTTTCATGAAGATGTTCTCCTGAGCATCTTTACCAGTCTTAGATTGTATACCTAGAAGCTTTTCTTTCACCTGTGTTGCTTCATCAACCATAGCACAGCTAACCATGTTTGTATACCCAGATCGCCTGCACTTAACAAAGTTCTGGCCAAGACATCTCGGATCTACTTCGCATGCATGCATGTGTATAAATAGCCTCCTTTGGAAAGCAAAGTACCACGGATAACCTATATCAAACTTACTCCACTGTAGAACCATGTAATGCCTACCTGTGATATACGTAGCCTCACCATTATTGTAGAACCACACACCATCCCTTCTTCTCTTAAATTCCTCTTCAATGTAAGGAGTGTACCTCTCTCTTAATTCTCTAGGTGTTTCGTACCACTCATCCATGCTTCGAATACCCTTGAGAGAAGATGGCAATTCCGTTCTAACCCAGTATTGATCAGATTTCTTTTTGTCATGAAACAAGATGTCTTTTTTCTTTGGTTTCTCAGGTAGCATGATATAGATACCATCGACCTCAATGATCTCACCTTTGGTTCCATTAGGGCAGATACTTATAACCTGGTCATCATAACCTTCTATGTCATGAAGAACACTCATCTAACCCTCCCCATTGAATCGCTACCAAAGCTAGCAACACCACTTTTCTTTTCGTGAAGTGACATCTGGTTGCCACACTTAGGGCAATTAGCACCCTCATAGACGACCTCGCCACCAATAATCCTCATCTTTAGATTATTAATATCTAATACATCTTCATTGCAACTACATTTAAACTTCGCCATCAGTGAAACTATCTTTTAATCCAGTTAATAAATTATATAGATCTAACAACAGGTCAGTGGAGTTGCTTGCTGACTCGACAGATTTAGTTATCTCTGACTTGATGTGTTCAATAACAAGATATTTACCATCCTCAAACCCACTCTCATAACCTTTATTGAAGCTGCTTAGAGAGTTATCTCTCATGACTTGTCGTTTAGTTATGCAATCTTTTGTTGTCATTTCTTAGAGTATTTCTCAGCGAACCCACCACCGAAGTCTTTCTTGTCTTCAATGCCATTACCTTTTTCTAAATCAGTGATCATTTGAGATAGCTTCTGGCGTTCAATTATTAATTCCTTGCAATCTACAGCTGTTTGCTTTACAGACTGAAGCTCTGCTTTTCTTGCGCTACCATTTATTTCTTGATCGATCGGCTTCCTTACCTCTGAGATCATATTATTGATAGCTTCTTCCATGCTCTCCATTAATCTCCTGGAAGCATCAATCGTTGTAAAATTACTTTTTGACATAAAGCAGGTCCTCCGATCTTACACGATAGTATTCTTTACCATCTATTTTTACACGATAATCCATGTTTTTAGCGAAAGCAACCTCATCGCCTTGTTTGACACCTAAGTCGTCAAGACATTTTGCCTCAAAAGAAACAATACCAGTTGTAGGTAGCTTATCTTCTATGCTGACTATTTCTATAAGTTGCTCCTGTGCATCTTCTTCCTGCGGAACCTCTTCTAGTAGACACCAACCAAATAAAGGTATGATATTATCAGTACCTTTCTTTTTGTAAGCGAACGCTTGGTTGCTGATCGTAAAGTCTTTATTGCAATTAACGTAGTAGTGGTTATCCTCCCATGATATCTTTTGGCCACCCTCTACAACCACCAGGTGGTGAAAGTAAAGCGTGTCTCCAGGCTGTACATCATTCTCAATCAATAGTGGGGAAGAAACTACCTCTCCCTCTATGGTCCTGTGCTCAAACTCGTTGAACTTAGTGTCAATAAACAGCTCGAGCCCACCCTCAGTAACAATAGTATCATTGATAGGTTTGTCAACCTTAACAACAAAAAGATTCATTGTCTTCATGGCTCTTAGAAGTTTAAGTCGTATTCAACAATACACGGCATGTCTTCAATCGATTTCCAGAGGTTAGTACCCTCTTCGTTCTCGATGTACACAAAGTATCTTTTCTTACCGTACTTGTGCAAGAACTCACCGTCTAATATTATAGCGGATATCTTTCCGTCACCAGCTCTCATGCCGACATAATAAGCCATACCATCTTTAGGGTCCTGGCCTATAATAATTTTGCGTATTAATCCATTCATTTAATTTAAGTTTATGTCACCACCAAACAGTTCGTCTAGGCCAGACTGCTTAGAATTATTGTCTTTTTTTACTTTATTATAGTTCTCTACTATAACCTCAAGCATTCTATCGAGCTCTTCGTCGGATTCAATGCAGATCGAGTAAACAGAATTCAATAAAGGGAATTCATCATCTCCTGTACCAGAGATAATGCCTATGACAGAGCATGAGACAAATTCATTTTCGTACCCATACTCTTTAACCATATCGTCGATCTCTGAGATCTTGTCAGATACTTTGTGTAAGAATTCTTTTATTTTACTGTCCATTTCATTAGATTTATATCATCAAATATAGATAAATTATGCCAAAGTCGAGAATAGCCAAAGGGAAGATGTTTAGAGAGTTTTCAAAGATGAAGCCGAAATACTTAGGCTATACTTTCCTGAAGAACATAAGGAGGGTTAGAAAAGAAACCTGCGACTCAAATAACATATCTGCATCCAGGTTAGAGTTCTTGTTGTGGGCCTATGATTTAGAATTCTTCACGGCACGATATGCCTCCCAAGAATATGGGATTAGAGAGAAGAATATTCTTGATAGGATCATATACCCACTACAACGTGAGAAGTACCTATACAAACAATTCGACAAACTAACCCCATCTCAAAAAGAAGACTCTCATTTATTCAGAGAAGAAACAAAGTATAACTACAGAGTAAGATACGCATTAACGCAGAAAGCAAGGCTCCTTGTTCAGCGCATGCACAACGAGCTTATAGAAGCCTAGGGTTACCGTAAGGTGTGTTCTTATTCTTTGCAGCCCTGATCG